GTGTGATCTTACAAGAGTTCACACGTGCACTAAAACAGATTCATTGGCACTAAAGTAAGTCCAATGTCTAACCTAAAGTCTCTAATAGGTATTGACTCTACCTTTGGTTTAGCATTAAGAATGCAAATTAACGCACCAGCATTAATTCCAAACCAATCGTTGTTGGCCAAAGCATCAATGCTTGCCACCATAACCAGTGTGGGCTTCACCGCTTTCTGGCTGTGGAAGCATTATCGCTACAACAACAAATATCTTAGAGTGTTCCAAGGCGAATTGGAATTAGAAGTGGAGGAGGAGGTCTTCGTTGACTTCGATGAAAACTCCTGCGAAAGCTCATCATCCTCTGATGACGACACCAATTCCGAGGTGGAAACATCCACCTCATCTACCAGTCATGACGGGCCAACTTGGCGAGTTATCCCTGGAAGGTACCACATCAATGTCGCTCATCGTGTCAAAAACAAGTTTGGTACTCCAAAGTACACACTTGTCAACCACAGAGCAGTTCGCGACTACGCTAGCAAGATCATGGCAAGTGACGGTCATCGTCCATCACACATCACCCGTGACCTACCTAGAGTAGTTAATTTAGTTTTTACTCCTACCAAGCTTGAGGTTAAGGAGTTGGAAAGGTTCAAATATTATGGACCAGCCAACGCCAACCAAAAGTACTACCAAGAGTTGCCTAACGGCAACTAGGAAGGCCCGAAGTGGGTGGCTGGCATCACTACCAAGCTCCATGCAACAATGGATGATTTCAAACGTTGCTGGGGACGTGATGCAACTATGTCAGTCACTGAGCACTTTGGGCAACCTAAAACAAGACGCGTCAATACCCTAGTCAATGCTAACATGGGCCTTGACTTTGGCGTGCACAACAGCAATTGCACCAATACTACGCGCGCAATTTTGGAAAGAGTCTTCATGGTTTCCACTGAAGACGGGTTCTCCAGGCCCCCAAAATTAAAGCGGAGACGACTCAAACGGTTGTCCAAGTTTAAGCGACTGCTGGTACATGAAACCCCGTCCCTCACCAAGTGGACTTGGCAAAAGTTTGCCGATCATTACCTTGGTCATAAAAGGGCCATGTACCAGAACGCTACGGATAGTCTTTACCTCAGACCAATCCGTATACAGGATAGTTACTTGAGCTCGTTTGTTAAGGCTGAAAAAATTAACTTCACGGCAAAGCCAGACCCGGCCCCGAGAATTATTCAGCCGCGTAGTCCCAGGTACAATGTTGCTGTTGGTATTTATATTAAACCCATAGAGGGCGTCCTCTATGATTCAATCGCGAGAGTTTTTGGGTCCCCCACTGTTATGAAGGGACTTAATGCCGAACAGGTTGGCCAAATCGTTCACAACAAGTGGCGTGAATTTAGGCAACCTGTTGCTATCGGACTCGATGCTTCCAGGTTTGATCAACACTGTAGTTTGGAAATTCTACAGTGGGAACACTCTGTGTACCAATCATTCTTTCCCAGAAGCAAAGAGTTGCGCCGACTACTCAGTTGGCAGTTGCGCAATAAAGGTTTTGCAAACCTCCCGGATGGACGTATTAAATATACCACCCGTGGATGCAGAATGTCCGGTGACATGAACACCGGACTAGGCAACTG